CTAATTTTTCTAATTCTTCAATACTTGTTCTAGTATCCAAGATATCTTTTTTCATTTTAATAATTTCATCTACCATGAAATTAGTTGTATCGTGTAAGTATGCCCTTAATAATTTAGGAATTTTGCTCCCATAATGTACAGTACCTAAAGTATATGTGTGTAACCCACCACCATGATCTATATTAGGTATTTTTACACTTGGATATAAGGAAAATAAACTTTCTACAGCTTCTCCATCATATGATCTGGAAAGACTAAAGATTTCACCACTTTCCCAAATATTTTCATAATCGTAAATAAATTGATTTAGTCTAGGATCACGCATATTGATAACTATGTGCCCTGCATCTAATTTTTTTCGATGACTTTCACCCGTGGCCCAAAAATGTCGTGTGCTCTTAATAGATTTCAAAATTTCATTGAACTCAACTTGGTTAAAGTCCAATATTTCTACATCTGTATCAAGTAAAACTACCCATTCGTATTCTTTAAGATTTTTCAAAGCCCAAATTTGACTTTGCATCTTACGCCAAAAATTTACAGGTTTAGTTTTCTTACATTTTTTAGTAAACTCTGCATTTTTATTATAGGCATGTTCCCATTTGATTACATTTATATTAGGATCATTAATATCATTACTATCATGCACAATGTATTTGTCACCAGGCAATTTTTGCCAAGATGGTAAACAATATTTTGCTATATGATGAAAATATCTAGAATCAGCTAAACCAGACCAAGCTATACTCACTTATCTACTCCGATGTGAGTATTTATGTTTTAATTTTTTATAAAGAATAATCCATTCTTTTGAATAAATTTTTTTGTCATTGTACTAATTTGACGTATAGTTTTAGTCACTTCTAAATCAAACTTATAATTATATTTTTCAAAAATGTTAACCCAATATTCAGCATTTTGACAATTGACATGATGATGACCAGGAGTTCCTGGAGGAGCATGTGTTATTAATACATAATTGGCAGAGGAAATCGTAGTCATAAAATTATCTATAAATTTTTCTTCGACATGTTCTACGAATTCGCAACTCCAGCAAAAGTCATAATTTTTATCTAATGATAGAGGTCCACTAGTATAATCATGAATAATAAATTTAGTATTATCAAATCTTTTTAAAGTAAAATCTCCGTCGACCCCTAAACAGTCTAGTCCTTTGCTATTTGCAAGTTCAACCATCCCACCTGGTCCGCATCCTACATCTAAAAAAGATTTGATATGATAATGTTCAATAACATAATTTAGAGTACCTTGATCTAAATGTGTTTTATTTAAATGACCCCCTAAATATTTAGGTAGTCTCATCTTTGCTCACAATAATTGGCAAGTACGCTTTCCTTATGCCAAATGTCTGCCATATCTGTATTTTTAAATTCATTAAAGCTTGGAGCTCCTAATGTATAGTGTAATAACTTAGCTTGATCATTTGATCCAAACTCATCAGGCAACCAATTCCATTCTATAGGTAAAGCACCTATACAGTCATCCTTAATCCATTCAAATCTGTGTAGATGACTACCTTTAGATTTCATAACATAGTCTGGTGTAAGTATACTATTAACTATACTAGAACAATTCCAAATAATTACACTACTCCAATTTTTTCTTGGATAATCTTCATTTTTACTGCCAAGATATTTAACAGGCATACGTGTTTTGTAATTATGCTTGACTACTTGTACATCAAAAAAAGAATTTCTATGATTCCATAACTTTGTAATATCATCACGTACTACCATATCTCCATCTATATAGATAGCATGGCCTTTGTAGTTCATTAAATGGGGAACTAGGAATCTACTGTAGATAAAGGCATTACTGCCATCAGTATGTGTTTCTTTATAATCTTCAAATAAGTTTAATGCTAAGGGAACAATAGATACAGGCCTAGTGCTATGTCTTATAATACTATTAGCACATACATGAAATACAATTGCTTCACGAGGGTCATATCCAATAAAAATTGGAATTATGTCATTCATTTACGTTCTATATCTTCCTCTACACACTTTCTACCATATTGTATTTCTACAATCTTAATAGGTATATCACCTTCATTTACTAATTGATGCCATTCTTCATAATCAATAAAAAGACTGTCAAATTGTCGGTAAGGTCCCATACGTACTAATTCACCATTATTATTTAGTGTGTTTACATACCCTTCACCTTCCATAAAAAACCAAAATTCTTTACGGTCAAAATGTCTTTGTAGGCTTAGTTTACTGTTTGGGTTACATACTAGTTCTTTTACTTTAGTACCTGGACCATTTTCATAAAATACTTCGTAATAGCCCCAATTTCGTTCTACTTTCATAGAGTAGCATCTTCCATTCCTGCTGTACGCAGTTTTATTACATTACTTAGTTGCCATTGTTTGACATCCAATGCTTTTGTGATTCCTAACCACTTATTACGTAGCAAAGCGAATTCGTTGATAATCTTTTCCATATCAACTACATCGCTTTCACCCTCTACGTATTTTTCACAATCTCTACTACTTAAGGCACGTTGATAGTTTTCTAAATACTTGCGAAAATGTTGGCTCTTAAGTTGACGAAGTTCAATGTTCAAGTATTCTAAAATAGCCTCAATTTCCTGTAACTGCCCGAACCTATGCTCTACAATGCCTGGCATATTGGCAGCAGCCTTTTCAATATTTCCCGTTATACGGGTATCTAATTTGGCTTGCGCTAACTCATCATTATAGTATTCAATAGCATCGGGCAGTACAGTTATATCTTTGAGTATTTTAGAGTACCACATGATCAATAATCATCATCATCATAACCTTCGTCGTATTCCTCTTCTTCACTATCATCCTCAAGATAATATTCAATCGCATTGTCTAAATCTGAATCAGTGCCTAATGCGTTTTCAAGGACTTTATCTTTTACACCAAAGTCTGCTAATAAGTCTACAAATGACTCTGCTGCTACACTAATGTCCTCTTTACGCAAATACTCTTTAAAAAATACCCAGATTTCAGCAATTTGTGTATCATTCATTTTCTACAGTTTCCTCTAAAATGGTTTCCTCTTTAGGTTTGATATTTGGAAAATCTTCCATTATCATATCTAATTTATCATTTTTCCATTCTTTTCTGTAATATAAATGTTCCTTACCTTGGCTGTCAACAAATTTAAGTCTATTACCTTGTTGAGTTAAAATACCTTTACCTTCAAACAAATCCACTAATCCACTGTAAGGATCCATGCCTGTAGCATATGGGATCTTGATCTGTATGTTTTCAAAAGGTTTAGCATACCTAGTTTTCATAATCTTACAAGCACTACGAATACCCTTTACTTCACTTATCTTATTGCCATCCTCATCTTCTTTTAACTTAAGTTTCTTCATGGCAACTACAATGCTAGATGCATAGATAAATCCTTGACCGCCACTGATCTTATCATCTGGGTCAAACATATCTTGACTGGCATAGGTATGATTAGTAGCAACTAGGCCTACGTTATGACTACCAAACATATTGACACAATTACGAACCAAACTGGTCAATGCCTTAGGCTTACGACCCATATCACCTTTCATATTGCCTGCTTCAAACTGATCTACATCAGTAGGAGTAAGTAACATACCCAAACTATCAATAACAAATAACACTTTAGGCTTGCTATCTTCTGGCATAGCCTTATATTCTTTCATAAACTCACTGATAGTTTTAGCAACATCATCAATCATTGCCATGTTCAGTTTAAGTAGTTTACTTTCGTCTGTGTCTACACCTAATGCCTCAAGCCATGCTTTATCTAAAGCATTTTCACTGTCAACTAGTACAACAAAGATACCTTGCTCTTGAGCATTCTTAATCAAGTTACCACTACAAATATAACTTTTACCGGCACCACTTTCACCAGCAAATACAGTGACTTTACCTAATGGAACGCCTTTCTTAAAATCACTGCTAATCAAATAGTTTAGGGCATAGTTACCAGTACTAACCCAGTCTGTAGGATCATTAAAACCTACGCCAAGCCCATCAATACTTTTTGTCAAAGTTTTTCGAAACTTACTTAAGTCAAACGCCTTTACCATATTATTATCCTATAATGAAAAGAACTCGAGCGTAAGAACTATGTCTTAGAGGCCCGAGCCGTGTTATTGATTATTGCTGTTTATTACGATTACGGATCATAGATAAGATGTCTGAAGCACGACTATCTGCGCTCTTAGTCTCATCTGTGGCTTTTGGTGCTGCCTTAGCCGCTGGCTTTGACTCAACCTTAACTGGCTCATCATCCATATCATCTACTGGTAAGGATGCTGGTGCTGCTGTACGAGTTGTAGCAACAGGATCACCTGTACTAGCACTAGCACCGCTGGGTTTGAAATATTGACCCCAACGATCCATATCATATGCTTCGCCATCCACACTGGATTCGAACATTTCCTTGATTACCTTAATTTCTACTTCAGTAGGCTTCTTAGGAAGGAAATCTTTAAGATTAAACAATCCATGCTCTTTTAATGCTGTTTGTTCTTTCTCGCTGAGTGGACGACTACGACGGCTCCACTTGCTGGTGCCATAATCAGCATAACCACCTTTGCTTGATTTGATCATTTTAAAGTCTACACCGTTGACTACATCGGTGGGTAGGTCTTCCATCTCTGGGTCCATCAAAGCACCCTTGATTAATTGAAAGATTTGAGGACCGATAATGAATCTACGAATAGGATTCTCTGGTATTTGATCTTCTTTAAGACCATCTTCTACTACAAAGCCTTGGAAAAGATAACTACGCTTTTTCCAATACTTACGACCCATTGCTTCAAGATTTGGGTCCTTAAACCAACCACGTACTTCATTAAGAACTGGGCAGGCTTCGCCATACATTTCCATACAAGGAACTTGTACTGCTACTTTTTTATTGTCAGTTTCACCTTTAATACCAGCAAACTCAAGTTTAATAACACTGCGCTCTACCCAAAAGAAGGTATTGTTTGAATCGCCGTCTGGAAGGAATCTTACTGTGCTTTCGCCGCCTTCTTTTAAATTCCAGAAGGGGTAAATGGTGAGGTCTCCGCCTCCTGTTGAACCGCCTTTAAGTTCTTGCTCTTTAAGTTTTGCCCTAATTTCTGCCAAAGTTGCCATAGTTTTTCTCCTGTATT